AAATGCTCTTCAATTATCAGATCTTCCAGATAGAATAACATTATCTTTTGATACTAATGCTGCAAAAAAACTACATAGTTTTGGATATTTTAGTCCATCTGAAAACAACATGTGGGTTTATGTAAAGAACAGAAATGCTGCGGATATTATTCGTACCATTGCACATGAGTTAATACATAGAAAACAAGAAGAAGAAGGTCGAATAGATAATACTTCCGGAGAAACTGGATCAGAAATAGAAAATGAAGCTAATGCTTTAGCTGGGGTTTTGTTAAGAAATTATGGAAAAAAACACGTAGAAATTTACGAAATCATGAAAAACAAAGAATTTTTAAAAAAATTAATCAATGAAGCAATTGAAGTCAACAACCAAGTTGCCCAAGAAGAGGGTTATAACGTTAGAAACGTTATTAAAAAAATTGAGGAAGATGCACACCATGCATCCAAAGCTCAACAAATTGAAAGACTACAGCTCGAAATTGATTCTATAAATTCTAAATTAGCTGAAGAAGTTCTCAATGAAACTGATGAAGCTGAACGTAATATTAAGACGATGCGTATTAGTCGTAAAAGACTTCAAGATCATATTGGAAAGCTTAGAGGATATGATCCAGCAGTTAGTAATGAACCTGTTGATATAAATACTCCTGAAAAATCAAAAAATGGTGGTGAATTAGAAGAAAGAAAGTTAACAGCACCTGAAAAAAAGGAAAAGGAAAAAGTTGTTAAAGCAATTAAAAAAGATACTGGAGCTAATAAAAGTGGTGAGTTTACTTCCAAATCTGGAAAGACATATAATGCATTTGCAGTTGCTACTGCAGCAGCAAAGAAAAAAAAATAGTTTTACCTTAAAATAAACAGTTGTGAAAGACGAATCATATTTATTAAAAGAGTTTAAAGACTCTGATGTTTCTCGTATTAGGAATTTGATCAAGAAAGATTTTGGTTCCAATACAAAAATACAAGTAGGTTATAAGAAGGTGCAAGAGCATCAAGAAGGTGAAGAGTTTGAGGAGAATGGTAAGAGGTTTATTATGACAAATGGTATAAAAATCAAGCAAACGAAGCTTGATGAAATAAGAAAAATGGCCCACATACCTTTGATATGCCCACAGTGTAACAAAGCAATGAATAAGTCATTGGACAAGAGAGCTTATTCCCTTCATAAATTTTGTTTTAATTGTCTAATAGAACACGACAATAAACTAGTTATTGAAGGAAAATTTCAAGATCATATTGATCAAATCAATAAAAAAGATCTTAAAGTTTTCATACAAGATGTAGAGGATGAATTTAAAGAGTATCTAGAAAATTCGGATGAAAGTTTTGTAACAGAAGAGGGAGTAATTGAAGATTGGGTTAATGTTGATAATAAACCTTTAAAAGATGGTTATCAAAATATGATTGATGACCTTAAAGAAAAATATGACACTCAATAATGAAATTTTAGGAGCTTTTGTTACTGGTATAATTGGACCAGTTGCCGTACAAGCCATAAAATATTACCTTGATCACAGAAAATCTAAAAAAGCAGATTTAATAAAAGAAGCTTGTACAGTAAATAGAGATGTTGAAGATAAAATAGAAAAAATTCGTGAAGATTTTGAAGCTGATAGGATTTGGATTAGTCAAATACATAACGGTGGCCATTTTTTACCAACGGGAAAATCTATACAAAAATTTAGTATGTTTTATGAAGTAGTAGATATAGAAATACCATCTATTAAATATAAATTTCAAAACATACCATTAAGTTTATTTACAAGATCAACAGAGCAGCTCATTAAAAATGATATGCTTATTATTCCTTCATATCAGGATTCAAACTATGAGAAATATGGTTTATCTGATGTTTCAGTTATATCAGGATGTAAAAGTACATATTTATTTGCTTTGAAAGATATTTATGGTAGATACTTTGGTACGTTTGGTCTTGAGTATACTAAAAAAGAAGTACTTTTAGAAGAAAAAGATATACAGGAAATATCAAGACTTGCATCTGTTATAGGTGGAGTTTTAATGATAAACTATCATGAATAAAAAAGAATTAACTGATATAGTTAGAAAAGCAGTAAAAGAAAAAATTCATTTATCTAACGTTAAAAACGATGATAATGTTCAAGAATTTACATATTTACGAGATACTTTAACTGATTTACTTACAGATCAATATCCTACTTTCATTAATGGAGTTGATTGGGTTGCACCAAAACCAACAACTTTTAGAGTAAATTTGCGTAACGGTCAATATTTCATGTTAATTTGGAATGTAGATGATTTTCAAGCTATTGTGGCTGGTAAAAAATATGATTTATCTTCTCTTCCACAACAAGAAAATGCAACAAAAGCTATTTCAAGACTTCTTTATACCAAAGTAAATGTTCAAAAAGAAAATGATTTGGCTACATTAGATTCTGGATTACCTGGAGCTGGGGCACCTGTACCTGGAAGTTTATCAGGAGGAGTTAGTCCAGAACCGGGTGGAGCTGTACCAGGGTCTCCGGAAACTCCACCAAGTGAAGAGCAACCAAGTGAAGAAGAAGTAGCAACAATATAGTATGAAAAAATCATATTTAATTCAGAAATTAAGAGAAGCCATCAGAATGCAAATTTTGAAGGATAAACCTTTGATGGAAGCTGAGAAAATTGCTACCGGAAGAGAAGAATCTGAAGAAGAAGATCAGGAATTGGATCAAACAGTAGTTGGAAAGCCAGAAGAAAAAGAAAAGCAGATAGGTCCTGATACTGAGGTTGGAAATATTCAAAATGTTGCACCTCCTGCTGCAGGAACAGTAACAACAGTAAATCCACCGTCAACTAAAATAGAACCAACATCCCCACCGGCCCCAGTATCGGCTGATGCTACGGTTGATAAATCAAAAGAAACGGATACCAAGGTATCTCCAGGAGATGACATAACTAAACCAGATGGTGTTGATACTACAGGAAAAGTAGAGCCTAATAAACCACCCGCTGGACCAGAAACCGACATAAAAGGTGTAGAAGCTACAAGTGATATTGGAAAATTAGCTACACGGTTGTACGATAAAGGATATCGATTTGTAGTTAGTAGTGAGTCAGAAATTAAAGATTTATTGCATAATGCTAGTAGTGTAAATATTAAAGGAGATAATGTAAAAAGAATAGGTAGTAAATTTATTACTATTATTTTTAGAAAAAGATCTGATAATAAATGGAGAGTACTTAGTGGTCAGATTGGTAGCATAAACAAAAGTTTTACTAATGATAAAAATAAACTTATGGGTACCCCTGTAAGAGATATTGCTGGAGAAAAAGTTACAGATGCAAACGGAAAACCTGTTATAAAATATCCAGGTGAATGGGGAGCAAAATATGGTTTAAAAAGTTCTAATTTGTCCGATTATAATTTAATTCCAATTTATACTAGCAATGTAAAACAAGATCCAAATTTAAAAAATGCAGCAGGAGAAAGCAAACCTAAAGCATCTAAATGGAGATCAGTACCTTTAGATAGAGTTAAAGGTGTTATAGTTGGTAAAAAGGTTTATTGGAAAAAATAAAATAATTTAACTATATTTACAAAATGAAACTAGAAGAATTTCAAGATCTTGTTAAAGCAATGATGAAAGAGCAAACAGCAAGTGTTGCCACGGGTGATTTTGCCATTCCATCTAAGTCATATCTTAAGCAAAACAAAAAAGCTATGGTAAAGGAAGCTATCAGAGCTATGGTTAAGAAGCAAATGATGAACGAAGATGATTCAAATGAGCTTACATTTGATATTTCTGATCTTTCTCCTCAAGATCAAATGGCTAAAAAAAAAGAAATTATTCAACAAAATCCAGGTAAAACAGTTATTTTTAAAACAGAATAATATGAATCAACAATTAATTAAACCCATCCTTATTATTATTGCATCATTCATACTAATTGTTTCAATAGTAAATCATTTTATTAATCCTGTAGATAATTCTAATTATAAGAAGGATTCACTACATAGTATAGATAGCCTTAAAAAAATAATAGATTCTTTAAATAAAAGGCAAACTCAATTAGATAGTAATATAGTTTTATTAAAAACAAAAAGCTCAAAAATTGATAATTTAGTTAATTCTAATAGGGAAAAAATAACTACCATTAAAGAAAAAACCAGTGAAAAAATTACTACTATTATTCTTGGTTATAATATTGACAGTGTCAAAAGGTACTTGTCAATTAATTATAAGGAACCCATCAGATAGCATAAGAATTCCTGTATCACTTAGGACAATGAAGTTGATAATAGGTGATCTTGAATTGGGTAAAAGTTATAAAAAACAATTGGATATCTATGTTCAAAATATTGGATTATTAGAAAGTAGAGTAAATATAAATAATAATATAATTAGTTCATATCAACTAAAAGAAGTAAATTACAAATCAATTATTGAAAATAAAGATAAAATAATAATTGAAAGTAATAAAATAATGGTAGGTTTATCTCAAGATAAGACAAATTTAAAATTAAAATTGTTTAGATCAAGATTAACTACTGTGGTTCTCGTTCCATTATCAATTGGTATAACATACTTCTTGTTAAAATAGGTTTTGTAACATAATAGATTCTAATATCTATTAATTAAGTTACATATGGAAGAAAATCAACAAGTTAGCAATCAAGCTGCGGCAAAGATTGCAATGAGACAAGAATACATAAAATGTGCGGTAGATCCTGCCCACTTCATGCGAAAATACTGCATGATCCAGCATCCAATCAAAGGTACAATATCATTTAATCTTTACGAATTTCAAGGAAAAGTACTTCATTTATTGCAGAACAATAACTATTCACTTATTCTTAAGTCACGACAACTAGGAATATCTACTTTAAGTGCTGGTTATGCTTTATGGTTAATGGTATTTAACAATGATAAGAACGTTCTTGTGCTTGCAACTAAGCAAGAAACAGCCAAGAATATGGTTACTAAAGTTAAATTTATGTATGAAAATCTTCCAGCGTGGTTAAGAGGTAACAAAAAACCACAGGAAGCTAATAAATTAACACTTAAATTAGCCAATGGATCTCAAATTAAAGCAGTATCTGCTGCCGGTGACTCTGGTCGTTCTGAAGCAGTATCATTATTGATTATAGATGAGGCTGCATTTATTGATGGAGTAGAAGAAATATGGGCATCATCTCAACAAACGTTATCAACTGGTGGTGGGGCTATCGTATTATCATGTGTTACAAAAGATACATATGTTTATACTGATAATGGCATAAAAAAAATCGAAAATTTCTATAAAAACCCAGAATCGGAAGAAGATTATCGTATTGATCAATATAATATACTAGGAAAGGATAAATTAAGAAAAGGAGAATTATTTCATAATAATGGAAAGACAAAAACAAAAATAATAAATTCAGTATATTCTTATTTAGAAGGTTCTTTTAACCACAAAGTTTACGGATATTCATCTAATAACAATACATATGATTGGATGAGGCTTGATGAGTTATCAGAAGGTGATTATGTTGCGGTTCAATATGGTATGAATATATGGGGAAATAATAATGATGTAAGTTTGTTTCAACCATCTATTTCAAATAAAATAAAAATTAAATATAATCCATCTTTAATTGATGCTAATATAGCCTATCTTATAGGTCTTTATATATCAGAAGGATCATCATACATTAATAAAAATGAATATGGTAATGTTGTAGGTGGAAATATAACAATAACTTGTGGTGATGATATTAGTAAATCTATAACTAAATGTGGCCTTAATTACTCTAGTCATGACAAATTACATTATACCGTATCATCAAAAAACTTAATAGAGTTCTATCAATATCTTGGTTTTGATCTATCAAAGAAAGCAAAAGAAAAAATTATTCCAGAAAGAGTATTAGAAATGTCTAAGGATAATATTATACAAATGCTTAGAGGTATTTTTGATGGTGATGGGAGTGTTATGAAAAAGAAAAATAATCTAAGAGTTTCTATAGGATTATCTAGTAAAGAACTTATATTGCAGTTAAGAGTTATTCTTTTAAATTTAGGAATATTACCAACATATCAAGAAACTATAACAAAAATTACAAAAAAAGTAAAAGTTGTCTCTAATTCATATAGATTAGATATTTCAGGTAAACAAGCAGAAAAATTTTGTGATATTATTGGATTTAATCTAGATAGAAAAATATCAATTTATGAAAACCATAATAAAAAAGACGATATAAGAACTGGTGTATTAGATATAATACCAGGATATTCAGATATTTTTAGCAAAATAAAAGATAATTCTAAGTTGGGTTTACATTCACTTAATAATAAAACAGGAATTTCTTTGAGTAGAATAGGTTCTACAAAATCTTTGCTTTCTTTAAGTAGAACGAATGCATTAAAAATAAAAGAATCACTAGAAGAATATTTTGATAAAGACATATTAGACTTTTATTCAAAAAATATAAATGAGAATATAATTTGGTCAAAGGTATCAAGTATTAAAGAATCAGAAAATTATACTTATGATTTTTCATTACCAGAAACGGATAATGAATGGTGTCATTCTGTTATTTATAATGGAATTGTTGGCCATCAAACACCCAATGGTATTGGAAATTGGTTTCATCAGATGTGGGAAAAGGCAGAATTATCTGAAAATAACTTTTTACCTATTAAACTTAGATGGGATGTTCACCCAGATAGGGATATATCATGGAGAAGACAGCAGGATGATGATCTTGGGGTTAAACTAGCTAGTCAAGAATGTGATGCTGAATTTTTAGCATCAGGTGATACTGCTTTTGAATCAGATGATTTGGCTTATTATGAAAAAAATGTAATTCAACCTATTAATAAAAGAGGACAAGAAGGAAATCTATGGATATTTGAGGAAGCTGATTATAAAAAAGACTATATGGTTGTTGCCGACGTTGCTAGAGGAGATGGTAAAGACTTTTCGGCATGTCATGTTATTGAAATAGAATCAATGAGACAAGTAGCTGAGTATAAATCCCATATTCAAACTCCTGATTATGCTAACTTTCTTTATGCTCTTGGAACAGAATATAATGATGCTATGCTTGTAGTAGAAAATTCAAGTATCGGATGGGATGTAATTACAAGATTATTAGAGAGAGGATATAAAAACTTCTACTATTCACCCAAGACCGATATACTAACACAAGAAGAATGGGTTTCAAGGTTTAACAATCCTAATAACTTTACTCCTGGATTCGTCAATTCACTTAAAACTAGACCTTTAATTATAGAAAAGTTTAGGGAATATGTATCAAAGAGGCAAGTAGTAATAAATTCTCCTAGATTAGTATCAGAAATGAGAACTTTTATTTGGAAGAATGGTAGAGCTGAAGCACAATCAGGATATAATGATGATCTAGTAATGTCTATGGCAATAGGTTTATACCTAAGAGATACTGCTGTTAGGTTTAGAAAGGCAAATTTAGACTTAACTAAAAATGCTTTAGATAATTTTAGTGTTAATAGGGGATATACTGATCAAAATAGTCAACAAGCTGATGGTGGATTCGGTATATATTCAGGTACTTCAATGAATGATAATTCTCTTTTACAACAATATAAAGATAACTCTTGGTTATTTTGATATATTTATAAACAAGTTAGTTAATAATTTAAAATGGCAATAGATACCAGTCTTTACGGAAGACTTCAAAGACTTTTTGGAACAAGTGTTATAATCAGGAATGTTGGCGGAAACCAATTAAAAGCAATTGATTTAGACAATGTTCAATCATACGGTAATAAACAATCTAACGGATTAATGGATAAGTATGGCAGAATACATTCTGTTCATTACGCATCCTTATATGATTACCCATCAAATTATTCTACATTAAAGCCACAGTTGTATCGTGATTACGAAACAATGGATACTGATGCCATCATTAGCTCAGCTCTCGACGTACTGTCAGATGAGTGTTTAGGTGGCAATACTATTATTCCGTTATTAAACGGCAAGAAAAAAACAATAGAAGAACTATATAAAGAAAGTGCAACTAATTTTTGGTTATATGGTCTAAATAAGTCCACATTAATGTTTGAACCTGTACAAGCTGAGAAAGTGGCTTATAATGGAAAAAAACAAGTATACGCCATTACTTTTGATGATGGAACTATTATTGAAGCAACTTCTAATCATATTTGGATAACCTCTGATGGAAATGAATTGACAACTTCTGAACTAACGAAAGGTTCATCTATATTAGCTCTTCCAACTAGATTATCAGATAACCAAACAATGAAAGGGTATGAACAAATTTGGGATGGAAAATCATTTAAATATGTTCATAGAATTATTGGAAATTGCATCCAACACCTTGTTGAGCAAAAAAATAATTTACCAGATGATAAAACCAAGGTTATACATCATTCTTCTTTTGATAAATTAAATAATGATCCAGATTATTTAATTTGGATGGGTTGGTCTGATCATAATCGAGTACATTCTAATTTTAACAAAAATTTGTGGAAGGGAATAAATTCAGATCAAGAAAAAAAGAATATTTTTATAAAAAAAGTATTAGATGGTCAAAAAAAATATTGGGATAGTGTAGATAGGGTTGCTCTTAGTTTAAAATTGTCAGAAAAAAGAAAAGAAGTTTTTTCAAAAATGACAGATGATGAAAAAAAACTAAAATATGGAAAGCCAGGAATTTTAAATAATATGTTTGGCAATGGACATAAGTTAGTTGGTGATAAAAATGGAAGATATGATAAAATTTCAAATAGAATTGAAAATATTGATATAGAAAAAATTATTCTTGAAATAGCTGCAAACCCTCATCCAAAAATTTTAGAAGATATAAGATTAAAAAATGGATTCTGTAAGTTTGAATGGAGAAAAGTTAAATCAAAACTATATGCTAGATATAAAGAGACCACTCACAAACCTTTAATAAATAAAATTTTAGTAGAAAACAGTACTGATATAGTAATATCATTTAGAACTTTTTGTTTAAATAACTATAAAGAAGGAAATAGATTTATTGTTAAGCAATATTGTACAGAAAAAAATATTTCTATTAGACATTTAAGGCGAGTAATATTAAATTTGGGTTATTCTTCATTAGAAAATTTTGCAACATCTAAAAACCATAGAATTGTAAAAATAGAAAAGAAAGGAATAGTAGATGTGTATGATATTGTAAATGCAGGAGAAAATCACATTTATGCAATAGAAGCGAAAGATGGTTCAAAGATTTATACTCATAATTGTACACTTAAAAATGAGAACCGGGAAATACTTCAAATAAGAAGTTCTGATGATAAAATACAAGCTATACTTTATAATTTATTTTACGATATTCTAAATCTTGAGTATACATTATGGCCATGGATTCGAAATATGTGTAAATATGGTGATCACTATGTTTACTTACGTATTAAAGAGGGATATGGTATCTATAATGTTCTTCCTATGCCTCCTCATGATATCAATAGACACGAAGGAGAGAATCCAGAAAAGCCTGATGAAGTATTTTTTACTTTAGGACCAGATGGTCAAGGTTCAGGAGTTCAATATAATAAGGATTTAAAGAATAGATACGAGAATTTTGAGATTGCTCACTTTAGATTACTTAGTGATACTCGTTATTTACCTTATGGTAGGGCATATATTGAACCTGCTAGGAAGATATATAAGCAATTAAGTCTTATGGAAGAGGCTATGATGATACATCGTATCATGAGAGCTCCTGAAAAGCGTGTATTTTATATAAATATTGGAGCTATTCCTCCTAATGAGGTTGAACAGTTTATGAAAAAGACTGTAGATAAGATGAAGAAGACACCATTTGTGGATCCACAGACAGGTGAATACAATCTTAAGTACAACATGATGAATGCTTTGGAGGATTTCTATATACCAGTTCGTGGTGGAGACGCTACTACTAGGATAGATACTGCTAAAGGATTAGAATATAATGCTATAGAAGACGTTAATTACTTAAGGGACAAGCTGTTAGCATCATTAAAGATACCTAAAGCGTTCTTCGGTTATGAGAAAGATTTATCTGGAAAATCAACACTTGCTGCGGAAGACATTCGATTTGGTCGCACGATTCAAAGATTACAAAGTATTGTTGTTAGCGAGCTTACTCGTATAGCATTAATACATTTATATGTTCAAGGATATACGGATGAGAGGCTTACAAACTTTGAATTAAGTCTTACTACCCCATCAATTATATATGAGCAAGAGAAGATAGCTCTTTGGAAAGAGAAAGTATCCCTTGCACAAGATCTTGTTGCTAGTAATCTAGTATCATCTGATTGGATATATGACAGGATATTTGAATTCAGTGAGGATCAAGTATCAGAAATGCGGGATTTAATTGCTGAAGATAAGAAAAGAATATTTAGACTTACTCAGATTGAAAATGAGGGTAACGATCCATCCGAATCAGGTGAATCATACGGAACTCCTCATGATCTAGCTTCATTATATGGTCGTGATCGTTTAAAAGATGGAGGATTGCCTGATGGATTTGATGAAACAAAAGTAGTAGGTAGACCTAAAGAAAAAAGTTCTATATATGGAACCCAGGATAGTGCATTTGGAAGAGATGCTATTGGAAAAAAAGAAATGAATGCTCCTATGGATAGTAATCCACTTAGACATAATTTTAGAGGAGGATCACCACTTAGTCTTAAAGAAAAAAAAGAAATTAATATATTTCTAGGAAAAGGTGGTAAAGAAAACGAAAAAGATTTATTGTCTGAGTCGAATATTAAGGATTTATAGTATTTATTAATATTTATACGAGAGGTATACCTAAACTAATGAAAATTAAACACAACAAAGTAAAAAATACTGGACTAATATATGAATTGCTAGTTAGACAATTGGCATCAGATATTCTATCTAACAAGGATAGTAAGTCATTTGAGATCATAAATAAGTACTATAAGAATACTGAGATCTCAAAGGAGTATAAACTGTATAATACTTTAATTCATGCAGGCCAACTTACCGAATCTAAGGCAGATGTCTTTATTTCTACGATATTAGAAGTGTCAAAAAGAATAAATAAGACTAAACTTAAGAAAGAAAAGTACAATTTGATCAAAGAAGTTAAAGAAACTTACGACGTTGAAAACTTTTTTAAAGCAAAAGTTAATGACTATAAGGTATATGCTTCAATGTATAATCTAATTGAGGCTACTAACTCAAATGAGTTTATTGCACCTGCTGAAGTTATAGATAACAAGGTAACTTTATTGGAGTTCTTAACTAAAAAAGACATTGATAAGGAAGGTGTACAGAATCAAGTACTTGAAGAGTATGCCGAAAGTGACAAAGCCACTAAAATAATTGCTTATAAGATTCTTGTAGAGAAGTTTAATAAGAAATACTCTAGTTTAACACCGGATCAAAAGAACGTATTGAAAGAATATATCAATAATATCTCTAGTACACAGAACTTAAAGGAGTTCTTAAACCAAGAGATACTTAAAGCTGTAAAAATATTATCCGAACTAAAGAAAACAGTAAAGGATGAGATAGTAAAAATAAAGTTAACAGAAGTTATAAAAACTGTTGAGCCAATCGATAAGAAGGATTCAGTAAAAGATCACCATGTTCTTGCGGTATTGCAGTATTATGAATTAATTAAAGAAATTAAATCTATTAAGTAATGAAAGTTGACAAAACCCTATTGAAGGAAGAAGTACTGAATGAGGTTTCTTACCGCAGATTTATGCAGGAAGTTACTAAGGTATCAGGTTCTACTAAAAAGAAAAGAGGTCTTGTTCAAATGAAAAAAATGTTGAAGGAGATGGAGGATATGTACTCACATATTACCCGTCTTGATGAAGCAGATGGTGCAAATGATGGATACTGGGAGAAAAACAGAGGACATCTAATCGAAATCTCAAACAAGATGATCGACATGGGTTTAAAAATCAGAAAAATAGGAAAAAAATAATACAATGCAAAATATACAAAAATTATATCAAGATCTACATGAGGGTAAAATCTCTAGAAATCAATTCTTATTCCAATTAAGAAAAGATAGTAGAATCAATTCTTTCTTTACTAGTGCTAACTCATATGATGAGACAGTTCGTATTCTTAAAAATCGTGGATTATTATTTGAGAAACATTTAACTCCTGCTGAAACTAAAAAGAAAGAAAGCATTATTACATCAATGAAAGATACATTCAAGGGACCTGCTCCTGCTATGTATGCTATTGCCACTAAGAAAGCTGAAAAATTAGCTGAAGATAATTTAGATGAAGACTATGAAGTATCTATGGCAGAAGATTCATTAGATTCTATTATTCAAGCGGCCATGAAATTAAAATCTGAGCTAGGTGGACAAGAAGTTAATCTACCGGCTTGGGTACAAGATCATATTACTAATTCTGAAAATTATATTAACCAAGCAGCTAAGGGATATCATGAAGCTGATGCGGAAATGGAAAATCATGCAGGTGAAGAAAATGAATCAATGTATGAAGCTCGTTTTAAAAAGGGTGAAGATGTTGGAGAAAAAGGTATGAATTTCAAAAAGATCCAAAAAGATGCTGCTAAACGTTATGGTTCGGAGGAAGCTGGTAAAAGAGTTGCAGGATCTATCTTAAAAAAAGTACTTAAAAAAGAAGAAATTGGAAGTAACGATCCAGAGACTAGTTACGAAGGACTTAATAATATAAATGAAGCTAAAAATAATCCAAAAGTTGAAAAGCTTGTTAATGTCATTAATGATATGATAGCAAAAGCTATGGATGAAGATGGAGATCCTATTGGTGTAATAGAGCCGGGTACTACTTATGAAGAGCCATATACATACTTTCCTATTGAGTATAAGAATGGAACTCTTAGAATTACTTCAAAAAGTGTTTATAATAATAAACCTGAAGTTGATGTAATTAGTAGCGAAAATATGATGTATGACGGAGTTCCTACATTACAATTAATTGCTAGAATGTATAAGAAGGCTATCAAGAAATCAGGTAATAATCAAGAAATGCCACCAGCACCATCTCAAGAAGAAACTGATGCTAATCAGGTATATGAGGGTAATTTAAATGAATCTAAAGAACCTACTAAGGGAGCAGATCAAGTAAATCCATATGAGTTAGAGAAAGGTACATATTATGAACTAGATTGCCAAAAGGATGGTGCAAAAGACACTAAAAAGGCAAAGGCTAAAGCAATAAAGAACCTTAATAAGAACCCTAAGTATTACAGCGATCTCTTCTCTAAGAATTATAATGACAACCCAAATACATCTGATCAAATGCAGATAGTAAAAGAGTCATTAAAGAATTTAATTAATGATATCTTATCTGAGAAGTAATGGCTAATTTAATTGTAGAGCATACTAATGATGGTTCATCTTTATTGATGGAAAGCAAAATCATGCCTAATGGTGTTGTTATGATATCAGGAAAGATTCATGAGGCTGAAAGGATTAACGGAAACAAAAGAAACTATCCATATGATACTCTTAGAAGAGAAATGGATAATTATATAAATGAATCCGTTAGGGCTAACAGAGCAATGGGAGAACTAGATCATCCAGAGAGTGCTATTATAAATTTAAACAACGTATCTCATCTTATCAAAAATATTTGGTGGAAAGATAAAGAAGTTTGGGCAGATATTGAATTACTTGATACTCCTGCAGGAAGAATTGCAATGGCTTTAGTAAAAAGAAATATACCAGTAGGAATTTCTGCCAGAGGAATGGGATCAGTACAACAAATAGGAGAAGCTGTAGAAGTTCAGGATGATTATTCATTACTTTGCTTTGATTTAGTATCCGTTCCTTCAACTCCGGCAGCCTATCTATCCCTTAAAGAAGGAATGGGGCATGATGCTTTGTTAAATCCATATGGAAAAATTAATGCCGTTATTACTGATATACTCTGTGGAAAGGGTTTTTGCTCTTGTCAAGTATAAAAAAATAACATATTTACAAAAAAATTAGCTACTTTCAAAAAAAAAGTAGCTTTTTTTATTTTAGGTTATATTTATTCTTGACTACAATATACTATTTCATATAGTATTAGTTTAAAAAAATAATCTGATTAAGCTTGATATCAATAAGCTTACTTCCAAAAAAAAATTTTAGGAAAATGACAAATTTATTAAAAGAAGCTATTGCTGAGGCAAAAGAAGTACGTGCTACGGCTTATAGTAATGCAAAACAAGCTCTTGAAGAACAATTTGCTCCACACTTACAATCAATGATAGCTGCAAAGTTACAAGAGATGGAAAGTGAAGATGAAGAGCATATGGGTACTGGCAAGGACGAAAAGGACATGAATGAAGGTGAGTATATGGCTACTGGTGAAGATGAAAAAGACATGAACGAAGGAGAAGAAGACTTTAATTTAGAAGAAATCTTAGCTGAATTGGACATGGAAGAAGCACATGAGGAGCCAGATGCGGACAATATGGGTGGACCATCTGACCATGATGCTGACAACAAAGAAGAAGATGAGGAGAATGAAATGGGTGAAGAAGGAGAAGAAGGAGAAGAAATTGGTGAAATGACAGTTCAAGAGTTGAAAGACTTAATTCAACAAATAGTTGATGAAGAAATGGCTGGAGCTGGTGAAAATGAAGAAGGAAAGCCAGAAGATGAAATGGGTGGAGAAAACTTTGGTCAAGATGTAGCACCTCCTATGGAGAATCCTGCATTAGAAGAAGAAGAAACTATCAACTTAGAAGAATTACTTGCCGAACTTTCTATTGAAGAAAGTGATGAAGAATTAGAAGAGGGTAAAACTTATAAGGATGATAAGTTCAAGGAAAAAGGAGAGAAAAAAGGTATGAAGCCAAGCATGAAACAAGATTCTAAGTATTCTAAGGATTTGAAAGAAGCTTATGCTGTTATCACTTATCTTAAGAAAGAATTAAATGAAATTAATCTTTTGAACTCTCGTTTGCTTTATGTAAACAAGTTGTTTAAAGAGAATGGTTCTTTAACAGAATCTCAAAAGATCAAAATTGTTAAGTCATTTGACGAAGTATCTACTGTAAAAGAAGCTAAGCTTGTTTACAAAACTTTGACAGAAGGTTTAGCTACCAAACGTGCTACTAAAGGAGCATTTTTGAAAGAATCTTTAAGTTTCGCATCAAAAGCTGCAGGAACTTCTAGCAACAATATTATTGAGGCTAATCCAATCGCAGATCGGTTTAAAGCATTAATTAATTATAACAAGTAAAATTTTTAAAAAACATGAATAATGTACAACAACTGTTAGAATCTTCTAACACTTACACAACTCAACTACAAGAAGCGGCTCGCTTGTCTTCTAAGTGGGAGAAATTTGGCCTTTTAGAAGGCTTGTCTGGATACGAGAAAGGATCTGTATCAATGATGTTAGAAAACCAAGCAAAACGCTTATTAGCTGAGGCAAGTTCTACCAACTCTGGTGGTGCTTCTTTCTCTTCTGGTGCTGGTGAGCAATGGCCTGGTATCGCATTACCTTTAGTTCGTCGTGTGTTCGCTGAAATTTCTGCTAAAGAATTTTTATCGGTACAACCAATGAACTTACCTGCTGGTTTAGTATTCTATTTAGATTTTAAATATGGTAATACTAAAGGTTTATTTACTTCTGGTAAATCAGTTTACGGTTCGCCTGCTGATGAGCATCCTAACTTGACTTCAGTTCCTCCAACAGGTGGTGCTTATGGATTGCGTTTTGGATATTCATTAAACAACGCTTCTGCTTCTGTGTCTACTGGTGCTGCTACTTCTGCTTCATTTGCTGATGTAAACTTTGATGATGCTATTACTGGTTCAGTTGCTAATGGTCAAATTAAAAAGATCGTTGTAACTTCTGCTTCTTTGGCTGGTATTTCTTTAGATACTAATGCTACTCGTGGATTCTTACCAACTTCTGGATCTGCCGGTGCTTCTGGAACAATTGATGCTACTACTGTATTACCTAGATTTAGTTTTTATAACGCATCAAATAATACATTTACTTTCTTTGTAACTTCATCTGCTCATATTACTGCTGCTTCTGCTGCTGTTACTTTGTATTATACAAAGCAAACTAAAGATAATGCTCGTGGTGATTTTGAAGATAACCCTACTGGTTCAATCAGTATCCCTGAATTCAACATCTCTATGAAGTCTGAATTCATCGTGGCTGAGACTCGTAAGTTGAAAGCACAATGGACTCCAGAATTTGCTCAAGATTTCAATGCATATCATGCATTAGATGCTGAAGCAGAATTGACTTCATTATTGTCTCAACACGTAGCAATGGAAATCGATATGGAATTGATCAATATGTTGATCGAGAACGCATTGGTTAAGGAATACTGGTCTGCTAATAACAACCAATTCATCAACGCTGATGCTTCTGCATTCACTAACAAAGATGTTACTACTGGTGGATACTATAACTCACAAGGTCAGTGGTTCCAAACTTTAGGAACTAAGTTACAAAAAGCATCTAACAAGATTGCTCAGTTAACTTTAAAAGGTGGTGCTAACTGGATCTTAGTTTCTCCAACTATTGCAACTGTTTTGGAATCAATTCCAGGATTTGCAACTGATGGTGATGGTGGAAAGGATGAGTTCAATTTCGGAGTACAGAAGATTGGTTCATTATCAAACCGTTATAAGGTGTACAAAAACCCATATATGACTGAAAACGTGATACTTATGGGCTATAAAGGTGGACAATTTTTGGAGACAGGGGCCGTTTATGCACCCTACATTCCGTTAATGATGACTCCATTATTATACGATCCAAATACATTCACTCCACGTAAAGGGTTAATGACTCGTTACGGTAAGAAGATGTTGAGACCTGAATTTTTTGGGAAAATCATCGTATCTGGTTTGAACAGTTTGTAGTTGTAAATCAATTAGTTACAAAACTTAAGGGGCTCATTCGAGCCCTTTTTGTTTTTTATTTTAAAAAATAACTAACCAGTTACTAAAAACTAAGTATATTTATTATTATATTTGTCTCAATAAAAATATAATCATGAATATAAGACCATCAAATATTAATCCCAGTGAAAAAGAAAGACTTCTTTGTTTAATTTGCAATACAGAGTTTTTAGATGGGCATAAAAGAAATGCTCACCTTAAAGAAGTACATAGTATTACTTATGAAGAATATGTTGTAAAACAATATTTTAATAATAATAATCCAATCTGCATGTGTGGATGTAATATTAAGTTAAAGTTTAAACAATTTCTTAATAAACCATTTTTTTCAGATTTTACTAAGAATCACTTTCCTAGAAAGGAACATACCCAAGAAGCAAAAGATAAAATTAAACAGGGAACCATTGCCACCATAAGGAAAAAATATGGTGTTGATAATATCATGGAACTTAAAGAGTATGTTGATAAAATAGCAGAGGTTAAGAAAAAAAGATATGGTGATGCTAATTATAACAATATAGAAAAGGGTATGAAGACAAATCTTGATAGATATGGATCTAATAATTACAATACTTCAGATTCGGCTAAAGATAAATTCTTAGAAAATAAAGATAAATGTAGGCTTTGCAAACAACCTGTTAAAACTGCTGGAAATTACTATTGTAGTAGAAACTGTTTGTTGCAGGATAAAAAAGATTTAAAGTTTAGCTCAGTTGCTGAACGTGAAATAGCAGATTTTTTAAGATCTAAAGGCTTAAATGTTATTCAGGGAAGTAGAACTATGGGTATAGAAGTTGATATATTACTACCAGATCTTAACATTGCAATAGAATATAATGGAATGTTGTATCATTCAGAATATTATGGCAAGAAACCAAAGAGTTATCATTTAAATAAAACTAAAATTTGTGAAAGTAATGGGATACAGCTAATTCATATATTTGAAGAAGAATACAAAAAGAAAAAGAAATTACTTTTAAATAAAATATTATATAAATGTTCTGTAGGCGATACAATAAAGGTTCATGCTAGAAAATGCATCATTAGGGAAGTTAGTTCATTAGAAAGAAATATATTTTTAGAGGAGAATCATATTCAAGGAAAAGATAAAGCTACTATATCATTGGGTGCTTATTATCAGGATGAACTGATTGGTGTTTATAGTTTATCTAAACCAAGGGTTGCACTTGGAAGAAAAACTTCAAAAGAAAATGAGTATGAATTAAGCAGATTTGCAACTAAATCTGGAATTTCTTGCAATGGACTTCTTTCTAAGATGATTAAGTATTCTCAAAAGAACTACATAATAGATAGTCTTTATACTTATGCTGATAGAAGATATACATACTTACACGATAATGCTTACTTAAGAGCTGGTTTTATTCAGGAATCTATTACCAAGCCAAATTATTGGTATTTAAAAAACTATGACACTAGAATCCACAGATTTAATTTTACTAAATCAAAGATTATAAAAATGGGAGGTGATGCGAATAAAACTGAAATTGAAAATATGATTGAATGGGGTTATGATAGAATTTGGGATTCTGGTAGCATAAAATATATCTACAACAAGTAATAATTATTAAACCATCTTTATTGTTTTCTTAGATATTTATATTGGAATAACGTTTCACTTTAAAACCATTTTATGTTAGAAAATAATTCCGAGCTAAGTATAGCTGAAAGAAAAAGACCAAAGGGAGAAATAAAATTTAAAACAACACTAACAGAAGAACAAAAGGAAGCCAAACGGCAAATATATGAAAATAAGGTTGTAGCGTTACACGGAGTTGCCGGAACATCAAAAACATTTGTAGCAATACATGTTGCTCTTAATATGTTTTTTAAGAAAGAGATTAGTAAGATTTATATACTAAGGCCAGCAGTTTCAATTGAAGATATTGGATTTTTAAAAGGTTCCGCAGAGGATAAGTTACAGTATTATTTCTTGCCTATTATCCATAATATGTACGAAATGTACGACAAGGTTAAGATTAACAAAATGATTGAGGAGAAGGACATAGAAATACTTCCACTTGGATTTATCCAGGGAATTACTGTAAAGGATTTTCTTATTGTAGATGAGGCAGAAAATGTTACTCAATTACAGATGAAAATGGTCTTATCAAGACTTGGTAAAACTGGAAGGATAGTATTCACAGGTGATACTGATCAGGTTGCATTAAAGGATTATCAAAAATCAGGTTTCAAAAGATTAATAGACTTAGATGGTCAGATAGAAAATTTTAAAGCAGTTGAGCTTTTAGAAAACTACCGTGATCCATTTGTAAGAAAAATACTTAAAATGTACTAATAAATGGCAGATATTTCCATATATAACGGTTCGAGCTCATTTTCATCTGGACAAACTCCTTTTGGGTTTTATGATACTGATAGCCAGTTCCAATCAGATGCTGATAAAGTAGTTAAATTTTGTGCAACAAGACTTGGCTATCCTATAATGGATGTAGAATTACAACCAGTATCTTTTTATTCGGCATTTGAAGAAGCTGTTAACGTATATGGAAACGAAGTCTATAATTACAAAATAAGAGAAAATTATATGTCATTAGAAGGATCTTCTACTGGCACCTATTTAAATAATAAAGTACAAGTTCCATCATTAGGCACCCAAATTCGTATAGCTAATATGTACGGATCAGAGGCTGGTGTGGGAGGTTATACACATTACTATTCAGCATCCATTCAAATAAATGTAGACCAACAAGTATATGATTTATCAAGCGTTGTTACAGGCTCAATCGAGATTAAAAGAGTTTTCCATGATGCACCACCAGCTATTACAAGATATTTTGACCCTTATGCAACAACAGGTTTAGGATTTCAAGGATTGTTAGATAACTTTGGTTTTGGGTCAATGTCACCTTCTGTTAACTTTATGTTAATGCCAGTTTATTATGACATGCTCAAAATTCAAGCAATTGAGTTTAATGATCAAGTAAGAAAATCTGGTTATTCTTTTGAAGTAATTGATAATATTTTAAAGATATTCCCTAGACCTTTATCTTCAACCAATCTTTGGTTTGAATATATTAATACTTCAGAAAGAGATACTGCGTATATTGAAACTTCTGGAAATAAGATAACAAACATATCGAATGTACCTTATTCTAGTCCCGTATACAGCCAAATTAATCCTATTGGTAAGCAATGGATCTATCAATATACTTTGGCCCTTACAAAGGAAATGCTGGGCCTTATACGAGGTAAATATTCAACTACTCCAATACCTGGAAATACGGTTAATATAAACTATGCAGATTTATTAAGTGCAGCATCTGCAGAGAAAACAGCTTTAATTGAAGCTCTTAGAGCTACTCTTGATGATACATCTAGAAAGAATCAATTAGAGAAAAAACAACAAGAAAGTCAATTCTTAAAAGATACTTTGGGTGGAGTTCCACTTCCTATCTATATTTATTAATATGAAGTTATTTAATTTATTATTAGAGTCATTCCAAATGTTCAAAGTTCAATTAATATTGAAAATGGACTCAGATGCTAATGCTGTTGAAATTTATAATCAATTAAGAGCATTGAGAGGAATTGTTGTTTTAACTTTATTACCTAGTGATGTTTTACATGCCAAATCCCAAGGAAGATTTCATTATACTTTAGTTAGAATTAAATTTATAGGATTAGGTAGTGCTACAGAAGCTTTAGAGCAAGTCAGGGCAATAGCTTTAAATCCAGGTGATATAGAAGGTCTTCGTAATATTATTGTGAGAAACAACACAATTAAGAAAATTAGAAACTACTAAGATGGCATTATTCTTTGGTAAAAGAGATATAGGATTATTCAACAGCCTTAATAAAGAGCTTCTATCTAATATTATAGAGCAGAAGGTAGGTTATTACAAAATATCTCTAGAGAATAGTGAATCAAATATGTATGGAGAATCAAAAGGTACTAAAAACTTTTTGGATCCTGTTCTTATTTCTTGTTTAATAACTCCTGGTGATTTTACTATGGAAGACTATAGTGATGTACAAAACGTTGGTAGATCAATGTCATTTGCCTTCTTAATGAAAGATTTAGTACAATCTAATGTAGTACCAGATGTAGGAGATATTGTCATGTGGAATGATGATTATTATAAAGTAGACAATGTAAATGAGAATCAATACTTGGGAGGAAAAATACCAGAATATCAATACATAGATTATTTGCAGAATTTTGGATCAAGTTTCTCAATAACATGTGAATGTCACTTATCTAACCCAGCTAAACTTGGGCTTCAATTGTTGCAATAATGGCTAAATTAAAACCACTTGTACCGCAATTACCTAATCTAAAGAAGGATTACATAACTCCTTTAGATAAAAATGCTAGTACCTATGAGGAGCCTATAAAAACATTAAATCGAGGCAATGAGTTAGCATCTTCAATTAACCAAGCAGATGCAGATAATCTATCAGTTGGACTTGAAACTATAGATTCAGCAGTAAAATATTATTTTGAAAATAAAATAAGGTCATCTGTTATAATGAATGGGGAAAGAATAAATGTCCCTATTATGTATGCAACTCCAGAAGCGTGGGATTCTATTCAAAAAAATGGAATGTATCGAGATAAGAATGGTAGGATACTTTCTCCATTAATTATATTTAAAAGAGGATCATTAGATATTGACAAGACAAAGGGTAATAAATTGGATGGTAATATGATCCATAATTATCATTTATTTAAAACTAAATACAATAGAAAAAATCAATATACTCCATTTGGTAGAATAGGAAATGTATCTCAAAATGAAGAATATAAATTAATAGCAGTACCAGATTATGTTACTGTTAGCTATAATTGCGTTTTAATAACAGATTATATAGAGCAAAATAATAAGATAATCGAAGATATAAACTTTGTATCGGATGCCTATTGGGGAGAACCTAATAAGTTTAGTTTTAAAGCTAATATATTAAATTATCAACAAGCAATAGATTTATCACTTGGTAATGATCGAGTTGTAAAAACAACATTTACACTTGTAATAAATGGATATCTTATTAATAATAACTTAGTAAGACAGATGGCAGGTGTTAAGAAATTTTATTCTAAATCTACTGTATCATTTGGTTTAGAAACTGTTACATTTGATAATCAAACTAATTATATGAGAGCTGGAGATATACCTAAAACAATTAAACCTGGGCCTGCAAATGCAGGTCCTACTGGACAAATTATTGATGCATATACAATAAGTTATCTTAGTACGACTAAACAACAATCTGGTACTTATGTAAACGCAAATACTGTGACATTTTCTGTTGCTAACATGTTAGCTGCTCCATTTGGATTTCCTCCTACGGGGGCAGATAATTTTTTATTTTTTATAAATGGTGTTTATGTTCCAAAAACAGCAATTACATCTTTTACTCAAATAGGATCTGACTGCCAGTTAGTTCTTAATACAACCATATTGGATTATACACTTAAACCAACCTATGAGTTCACAGCCGTAGGTAAATTTTCTTAATAATGCCTAGATTAGACATATCACAAATAGCGGGATTTTATACATCGGGAACTGATTTAGTTTATAGTGGAAGTTTACTTGTAAGTGGATCAATGACTATCAAACAAACAGGGAATTATCCAGACGGTCTTGTTGTATCAGGATCTACTAATACATCTGGTTCTATAACTATTATAGGATATGATACATTTGGTGATAAAAATTCACCAAGTACAATCGACTTAGGCTCTTTTTAATTCATGTTATGATATTTATATAGAGCAGTACATACTGTTCTAGAATACTCATATATATGGCAAAGCAAACACTCCAGTTTTTAAGGTCAGCAGTACCTTCAAAAAAACCAACAACAGCTCAAATAGAGTTAGGAGAACTTTCGATGAATACCTACGATGGTAGGTTATTTATGAGAAAATCTGGTTCAGTTGGTGATTCAATTGTGAGTTTTGTTTCTTATGAAGAGTTAACGGGTAGTTTATTTGGTAGTTCAATATCAATAACAGGATCATTAATTGTTACTGCTGGAATTACAGGATCACTTCAAGGTACTGCTACAAGTGCATCTTTTGTTACTACTGCACAAACTGCTAGTTATGTACTTCAAGCAGTAAGTTCTTCTTTTGCAACTACTTCTTCTTTTGTTAAAAATGCACAAACTGCAAGTTACATATTACAGGCAGTAAGTGCTTCTTATGCTACAACGGCATCTTATGCTTTAAATGTACCTGTTACTGCTTCATTCGCAATTACCGCAAGTTTTGTTACTACAGCTCAAACTGCTTCTTATGTATTAAATGCTGTTAGTTCTTCTTTTGCAACTACTGCTTCTTATTTAGTAGGTCAGTCACCTACTGCATCTTATGCATTGACGGCATCCTATGCTGATAATTTTACAGTTGGAAATACATTAACAGCACAACGTATAGTTGTTCAAACGATATCATCATCCATTGAATATGCTAGTGGATCCAATATATTTGGATCATTACAAACAAATACTCATTCATTTACTGGTAGTGTTGGTATAACTGGTAGTTTAGTAGCAACAGGTAATATATCTGCTACATCATTTACAGGTTCTACCAACTTTAATTCATTGGTAAATAAACCAAACCTGTACAGTTCGTCAGCCCAGATAATCGGCAACATAAGTTCAGCGGGAAGTACATTCACATTTCAATACTTAGTATTAGGTTCGGGTACTAATCAAGGTAGAATATCAACAGATGGTAGTAAACCAATACAAATAGTACCGGATGGTACAACTCAAACAGCACAATTTTGGCCAAATGGCAATGTTCAAATCCAAAGTGGTACTCCTAACACATTTACCGATAATGGATATCGTCTACAAGTAAATAGTTCAAGCTCAGTATCTGGTGCTTTATGGGTATCCGGTTCATCAGTATTTTCTGGTTCACTAAGTATAACTCAAGGTATAACTGGATCTTTATTTGGTAGTGCATCTAATGCATTAAGTAGTTCTTATGCATTAAGTAGTTCTTATGCTCCAAGTTCTAGTTTTGCAAGTTTTGCAAGTACAGCTAGTTTTGTAACTACAGCTCAAACTGCTAGTTATATAGTTAGTGCTTCTAATGCAGTTAGTAGTTCCTATGCATATAGTGCATCATATGCTATTAGTTCTTCACAAGCAGTTACCTCTAGTTTTTCTTTATTGGCAAATACTGCTAGCTTTATAATTACAGCACAAACTGCTTCATATGTAACTACGGCCCAAACTGCTAGTTACATTGTTAATTCACAGACAGCTTCCTATGTTTTAAATGCAGTTAGTTCTTCTTTTGCCACTACTGCCTCTTATTTACTTGGACAATCACCTACTGCATCCTATGCACTAACTGCATCTTATGCTGATAATTTTACTGTAGGTAACACTCTTACGGCACAACGTATAGTTGTTCAAACTATAAGCTCTTCTATAGTATATACTTCAGGTTCTAATAGATTTGGAAATGATGTAACTAATACCCAGTCATTTACTGGTAGTGTAGGTATTACTGGATCGTTAAACGTTAATAATAGTCTATTAGTTACTGGTTCTGTTACTGCGGCTGGAGCAATTGCTCGAAGTACTTATATTAATCCTACATTAGTTGCTTCTGCGAATAGTGATACATTAGTAGGACTTGATATTGCTCCTACGTTTAATACTGGTTCGTTTACAGGGGTTAGTAATTATGGATTAAGAGTTCAAGTATTATCGCTATTTACTAATTTAATACAATTTACAGGACCAACTGCTGGTAATAGTACATATTTTGGTAATGATAGAATTGATGCTTATGGTAATAATAATTTTAATATAAGTTCAAATGGTACAGGACAATTAAATATAGCATCAAGTGCTGGAGCAATAGTTTTTTCAACAGGTGGTTCAGCAAAAGGTAGATTATTTGCGACAACAGGAAACCTTACCCTACAAAACGGAGGAACCTTCACCGATGCAGGATACAGATTAGATGTCGCAGGAACTACTCGATTAAATGGACAAACTACTTTAACAGGAAGTGTTACTGCTTCCTCTGCTTTAGCACAAGGTATTATAGCAAATCCTACATTAGTTGCTTCTGCAAATAGTGATGTGTTAGTAGGACTTGATATTAATCCAACGTTTACAAATGGTTCGTTTACAGGGGTAACAAATGCAGCAATTAGATTTAAAGGAGATATTTTACCAAGTAATGGAAATACATATAGTGTAGGAAATGGTTCTTATAATTTAAATAGTATTTATTCTTTAATATATTATTCATCAACTAATATAAATTTATTTTCAAATAGTGAAATAAGATTAAATAACTCAGGAGTACATCAAGCAAGATTATTTTCAACAGGAAATTTTCTTATACAAAATGGAGGAACATTTACAGATGCAGGATACAGATTAGATGTAGCAGGAACTACTCGTTTTCAAGGAACTACTGCAAGTGATACTGCTCCTTTAGGTTCAGAGTTAGCAGGTGTAACAGGCACAGGAACTAACTGGGCATTAGCAAGTGGTGCAACCAATTTAAACGTAGGCGGATACGTTCATACAG